ACTTCCACCAACTCGCGGCTTGCCCAGTAGCCCTTAACAATTTCCCAGTCACTCAAACGAAATTGGAGCGACCATTCTATTTTATCTGCTTCTTCGTAGTGACCGAAATCCTGCACCACTGCGCCGTCCATAACTTCGATGAGAGTTTGCCTATCGTCGGGCGTGATGGTTTCGTTTTCCGGGTCGTTCATGCTGTAGGCTGCGCCGATTTTTACCGCCATATCACCACCCCCGTCAATAACTCGTCGATAACGCCGACATGGAGCTTTCCAGCTGGTCTGCCAAGCGTGATGCCGCTTCTTGTGTCACAGGCTCGTAAAAGTCTTGCAAACTGCCTGACAACTCAAAGTTGAACGTATTGTTGAAAGAATTTCCTTCGCGAACGCCCGCGCCAAAGTCGCGTGGGTTGTATTCTCTTTGGGGCGGCAGTCCCGCGCCTACGGGTTGCCCCGTGCGGGGATTGATAACCGCCATACGTTCGTCCCGCGCCTGATCCACGGCTTGCCACGTTTGCACATTTTGCTCCAATGCGCCCTTAATGGCTTCCAAAACTTGTAATTCCTGCTGATTCGTAGTTATTCCCGCTTCTTCACGGTAAGCATCGTTCAAGCGCAAATTGCCGCTCTCATCGCGGGTAAGGGCGGCAATCATCGGTTTAAGGGCGCTCATATCATAAGCCACTTGCCCAATGCCTTGCGCTTTGTATGCGAACATATCTTTATCCAGCCAACCTTGCCCCGGCGTGTAAATCATGTTGTTTTTCATCATTCCGGCGGCTTGGTATTCGTGACTTGCTTCTTGATAATCGCTCCACTTGCGCCCTTGTGCGTCCGTGCCTAAGTCCCGGGCTTGCGGTTGCTCCAACGTCATTTCCGTGCCGCGAATCATTTCTACCATGTTTTGTGCGGCAGTTTCTTGCGCTCCTTGCAAATTTGCCATGCCGCCGTATAGTTTATCGCTTGCCGCCGTCAGTGTGTTGCCCAAATAATTCATACTGCCCGCTAACTGCGTTTGACTCGTTGTCACGCCGTTTAACATATTGGCGGTGGCTTGCACGATGCCGCTTTGCATATCCGCTAAATATCCTTCGCCCTGCGGTGATTCGTGGGTTAAATCCGTGCCGCGTATGATTTCCACCAGCGCCTGTTTTGTGCCTTTGTATGTGCCTTGATATGTACTGTCTGCGAGTATCGGCACAAGGCTGTTTTGCGCATTTTGCATGGCTTGTTGGAATCCCATAAGCTCCCCCGCCGTGGTGCGGTCGGTCTTTTTGATGCCTTTTTCTTCCCGCATTTTGGCGGCTATGGCCTCCGATGCTCCCTCAATCCCGCGCCCTTGCTTTATCGCTTTGCGGTAAATATTGAGATATTTGCGTTGGCTCGTGAACATCTCCTGCGCCGCTTGCTGTGCCGCTTGGCTTTTTTGGGTTTCCGCCCATTTCGTTGCCTTTACTTCGTCCAGTCCTTTTTTAATCCACGCTTGACGCTCCCTGTCTATAGCCGTCAGTTTATTAGCCAACGAACTGCGCCATACGCCGTCGATTTGCGCGGCTACTTGTTCGTTAAACTGCGCCCTTGCATCGGCGGCTTGCTTTTCGGCGCTCGTGATACTGTCGATGATGCTCTTACGCTTGGCCGCCATTTCCGCTTCTACCTGCTCTATTTTGGCGGCGGCGTTGGCGTCTACGGCGGTAAGCTGTTCCGCATTGGCACCCGCGAGAGAACTTTTCTTTTCTTCCGCTTCTTTTTGTATGGCGGCAATGCGTCTGCTTGTTTCCTGCTCCAACATGGCGGATATTTCCGCTTCGTTTTGGGCGGTTATGGCCGCCCGCTCGCTGTCCGAATGTGCCGCCTGTATCTTTTTTAGCGTTTCATCTTGCAAGGTTTTTATGCGTTCATCTGCGCCTTTAGCGGTAAGGTCAGACAATATGCGTTCCGTTTCTTTGGTAAGATTTAAGGCTTCTTTTTGGGCTTCAACCTGTTCGTCACCAAGTATGTCAACTTTTTCGGCTTTTTCTTCCTCCGGCGGTTTAACGCCGTGGGCTTTGTTCCACCCTTTGACAACTTTTTCATCATACAGAGATTTAAGTTCCGCCTCGTCAAATTTACTCGCCAAATACGACCCGATAGACGCGCCGAAATGTCCGGGAATCCGTATATTTTGCAACGCATTGACCACATCGCCGCGCTTTTTCTTTTCTTTGGCCAAAAATTCATCGTAACTTACAAGCGCATCATCGTTAATGTAGCTGTCTACATTCACCGAACCTTCTATGTTGCGAAGTTTGCTCAATCGGTTGTATAAATCCATAAATCCTTCGCCGACAGCCGCCACCTTGCCCGTGACATCCTCCAGTATTTCTCCGGCAATAGTCCCCCATTTTTTTATCGTGGCGGCGTTGTCTTTGATCATCTTGGCCAAGTTGGCATAAGCCTGAGTTACGCGGGGAATTAATTCCTGCGCCACCGGCACCATAGCGGCGGAAAAATTAACTTTGGTCTGCGCCATTTGCAAATTCATTTTTATCATTTGCGCCTGCAGGTTGTGCATTTCATTAGCGTTGGGTGCCATACCGTTTTTGATAATGCCGTTTTCCCCGGTTAAATCCGCCAACGTGTCCTTGTAATCCTCAATGGCGACCACCATATCACCCATATTGTTTTTGATGAGGACATTTTGCAAATCAAGCTGTTGCCCGGAGGCTTTGGCACGCTTGAATCCTTCGCTTAATGCCAACATTTGTTCATGGTGGGTTTTTAATCTGCCATCGGCATCGGTTAAAGAAATGCCAAAGGCTTGCATGGTCTTGGTCATGGCGTTGCCGTTTTTACCGGCGGTGAGCCATTGGCGGTCAAGCCGTTGGAGCGTGGCCAACACGGTATCAACTTCAATACCCATACCGCTTATGGCCATTTTGAATTTGCCCGCCTCTGCCGGAGTGGTCGCCATACGCCGCGACAATGTATAAGTATTATCTCCTGCTTGGATAGCGGCTTTGGCCATACCGATAAGCTCTTTTTCAAGGGCAAACGTCACCACCGGCACGGCGGCAAGAGCAACTCCCGCCGCCGCCCAGGCGCTGCCGAACTTCGCCGCCGTTTCGATACTAGCCACAATGGCCGCATCGGTTGAGGTCGTGGCCGCTTGCAGTTGCCCCAATGCGCTTGTAACTTGCAGAATCGGCGCGCGCAACGTGCTTTTCAGACTTTGATAGTTTTGCAGGGCAGAAGGATTAGCCGCCCGCGCCGCTTCTTCTCGCACACGAGCCACCGCTTCGGCTTGGGCTTGCGCCTGTTGCCTGAGCGCGGCTATTGTTTGTTGCTGTTGCAAGACCGCGCCTTGCGTATTTAAGGTCGAAGCGGCCTTTGCCCCGTAGTTTTTTTCCTGTACGTTGCGCAGATTTTCCAGTTGCCTTAAAATCTGCTCTTGCTTGGCAAGTTCGGCGTTGAGGGCTTTTTGACTAAGCACTTCTTTCTGTATCGCCGCATCCGCGCCGGTAAGTTTGGAGATGTCAATTTCCGTTTGCAGTTTGATATTGCCGATTTGTGTCCGCATCCGGGAAATGCTATCGCGAATACGGTTTTCGGTTTCTTTGATTTTTCCCTGCTCGATTTCAACTTGTATTTGCACCCGCTGACTTTGCACGGCTCGCAAATCCGCTTTGAGTTTCTCCAGTTCTTTTTGCGCCGTCAAAGCGTTGCGCTCTGCCGCCGCTATCATGGGGGCTGTGTTTACTTGCGGGTCTTTAATCTGCCGTGTTTGCTCCAATACGCCCTGCAAAATTCTATATTTGGCCGTTTGCGCGTCTATTTGGGCAGTCAAGGCCGTTTCTTTCACTTTCAGTTTATCCAGCTCACTGCCTACGCCCTGCAACCGCGACAAGTCAATATCCGCTTGCAATTTAATTTGATTTTTTTGGGAATTTATCGCCGATATGTTTTGCTTGATAGTGCGGTCTGCTGCCAAAAATCCTGCGTCTAAGCCGGAAAAATCAAGCCCCAACGTGAGTAGCAGATTATCCACTACTTTACCCTGTGCCATACTGTCACCCCCGTAATGCGTGAAAAAATAGGCAATACAAAAGGCACTTGCGTTTTTGCAAATGCCCTGTGTGCTACCTATTTTGTTTTATACAAATTTTGTCGATTTTTGCAAAAATATTTTTCGCCGCCGCGCCGCTTATTTAGCCGTGCGGCGGCTTTTTTTATCTTAGCATCGCTTTTATCTTGTCAATTTCCTTGTCGTTTTCGATATTGGCCTTGATGATAATTTGGTCAAGCAAAAACAAAATGTCCTGTCGGTCAATATCCGTAGGCAACCAACCATAAATTTCCTGCAGTTGGGCGTAAAAATTGACAATCCAATCTCGCGGCGAAAGGGTTACTCCTTCGCCGCCTCCCCGTTTGGGATTTGGTTAAACTTGCTCGTGACTTTGCCCAAAACAATTTCCGCCACATCGCGCCGCGTGGGCAGTATATCGGCTATATCAAGCTCCTTGGCCAAGAGTTCTTTGTCCACGCCAAAGGCAACGGCCAGATCATCGGCGCAAATTTCCACCATATCCGCGTTGCTGTTGCCGGAAATAATCTCGTTCAGTATGGCATTATTGTTCGTTATCTGCCGGTACAGGCTCATGGTGATTTTCTCCGGCAGTTTGTATGCTTGACCCTCTAGCGTAATTGTGGGTTTATCCATTGTTTATCCCTCCGTTAAGGTGTGGTCGAAGTTACCGGCTCAATATCCGTATACCACGAATCACCGGTAACGGGGAGATAGTCCGGTTCTTCCTCATCGGCAAAAGCGCGAATACCGCCCGCCTCGCGAAAGATGGCTTTGGCGTTCATGGTGGGAGTGTTGTATTCGGTATTTTCCTCTTTGGTCTTGGGATTCTCGCTGGGTTCGGAAAATTGCACTTTGAACAAAGTGACATAGATTTTTTTGCCGTTGCTTTTCGTCATATCAAACTTAACGCAAAAATACGGCGCGGCATCATCGGCTTTTTCCACCAATACACCGTTTTCAAACTTGTGACCAAGCAACCAACCGCGATATTCAAGGGGCAAGGTGGCCGTTTCCACGGTCAGGTCGTATTTGGTCGTGGTTTGATTGGTGTCTACCGTGTGATTGTCGGCGTAAAGTTCGCCCTCGGACTTCGTTGCTTCCATATTCACGGAACGCAACCACGGGAAACTGATAATTTCGCCGTAAGTCGCTCCCTCTTTGGTATCGGTCAGCAGTTCAGCCAGATGAAAGTTATTGATGCCGACTAAAGGGCTACGGATTACTCCGCTTGTTACTGCCATTATGATTCAACTCCAATCCTAAAATCCGCTATCGCGTAAAATATTTTATCTTCCCGTTGTTCGTTGGTTTGCACCCGAAAAAAGCCCAGTCCCCGCATGGCGGCGCAAACTTCTTGATACAACGTTTTATATGCCCCGTCGCTTGTGACAATGTGGATGCGGAAAGTTACACGGGCGTATAATTCGATATTGTCCCCCTCTAAGGCGGGGACGTTGGAAACCACCGAATACACAAGGTACGGGCAACGGTCGTAAACCTTTGCCGGGGCTTGAATGTGATAGACCGGCACGCCGATATTTTTCAGCGCGGCGTATACCGCCTCTTTTGCTTCAAACACCGTCATGTAGCCTAGCCCCCTTTTATGGCGTTTCTTATAGCATCTTCCACGCCCTGCATAACGCTGTCCCGCTTGGCATCGAAAGCCGGATACAAATAGGGCTTATTGATACGCGGGGAAAATTCTACTATTTGTCCATAATAAAAGACCCCTTCGCCCCCGTTATAATGCACATTCGGCACGGAGGCATGAGCGGTCAAAAAATATCTTGTTTTGTCCTTGTTGGCTTCTGCCTTAATAGAATCGCGCAACGCTCCGGCGGTGGCTCCTTTTGGCAGATACTGACTGATAGATACGGGGCAACGACTTTTCGCGTCTTTGACAACTTCCTCCGCGCCATTGGCCAAAGCTGTCTTGGCAGCCTCCAAAACGTGTGAACCGATAGCCTGTAACTTTTCTGCGGTATGACTGCCGCCGCTGATTTGCCCGCGGGAAAATCCCTTATCCCGCCCGTGGTATCGTCTACCCATCCGGCACCATCTCCCGGCACGTCAGCACCAAAAACTCCCGCCGCCCGTCCAATAAATACGGCGGCGCAACTTGGGTCAAGATTGCGCCGCCGTACACGATTAAATCATTGGGGAACAAATTATTCATGTGTCTTATAATAATGCGCCAAGATACGATATTTTTATCTTCCGGCGGCGCGTCTGTCATATTGGCGGCGGTGGGCAGCACTTTTGCCCACACCCGGGCAAAGAGTTCGCGGCTTTCCTCTATGGCGTTGCCTTCGTTGTCGTATGTAACCACGGGACGCAAAATGCCGATTTTATCCCGCATTTCCCCCAGTTTGCAGTACATCTAGAACGCCACCTTTCGGATTCCCTGCAAAAGGGAGCGCAGTTGGAGCGTGAGTTGGTGGCGGTCGAAGTCCCCTTCCCGGTGTTCGTAAAACACGCCCAGCGTAAACAGCACCGCCTCTTTGACAATATCCCCCGCCGCGTCAAACTCCGTTTCATCGTCATACCGCGCTATGTGCATACAGAGCGCATAGGCCGCTTTCAGCAAAATGTCCACGGTTGCGTCTTCGTCATCGTCAATACGGAGGTACTCTTTCGCTTCGTCCAATGTGACTATCATACCGCCCACCCTCCCTAGTTTGTCAGGCTTTGAGTTTCAAGACTTCCACCGCCTCCGGCAGAATCAATCTGCCGTCCATACGCTCGGTGACTTTCATGACCGTCATGCCGGACAACGCTTTTATTTCTTTCAGAATTTGCACGGAACGCGCACCACGGTCGGCGATGTTGTAATAGCTCATGTCACCGAAAGCGATAATTGCCGCACCCGCGTTGCGTTCCCCCGCGTCTGTGGTCAACAGCGGCGCATAGACCGAAGTATAAACAGGGTACCCAAGCAGACGGTCAGGCTCACCCTGTTGCAAAGACGGCTGCCACAAATACTGTTTGTTGTCATCTTTGAGCTTGCGAATCTCTGCCACAATTTTATCATTCATGATAAAAGACGCTTTAGCGCGATAAGGGCGTTTGAGGTCGTAGACCAAGCCAATAATATCATCGGTGGCGATGTTCGCCCCGGCGGTTTCGCGTGAACCGGTTTTGGTAGCAGTAACAAACAGCCCGGTCGGCGTTTTCGCCGTCCCGGTGGCGTTACCCACTATACACGCCTCTTCCTCTTTGGCGGCAATAGCTTCTGCCAACAAATTGATGAGGTAGCTTTCCAAAGAGTAGATATTATCTTGATTCAGTTCCTCGGTCATGTTCACCGCCACGCCGACTTTGTGCGCTTCCAAGGCGATTTGGTCAAATTTGGCGGTCGACATTGTCAGAGTTTCACCCTCATCAAGCCACGCCGCCGTGGGCTTGGTGGCCACAAAGTTAATTTTGTGCGTCCCGGCTGTCTGAATTACTGTGCCGAGTTTACGCATGATGTTATCTTCCGCCAACGCGGTAATCAACCGCTCGTCCATTTCCTCCGGCACAAGATAGCCGCCGTCTTCGTCAACACCTTCTTGCAACACGTCGGACACTTTTTTGAATTTTTGACTTACGGCATGCAAAAATTCCTGACGATATTCCGCGCTCGCCCGCCCCGTTTTGACGGATTCAGCCCCGCCCGCTTGCGGCGTGTTGAGAATAGGACGGGCGGTGGGAGCGGTCAAGCCGCTCTCATACTTCGCCAAATTCTCATAGCGAGCGATTTTGGCTTCTACGTTCGCCAGTTCCTGCTCGATTTTGCCGTAGGCGGCGGAATCTTCTGCCGACATCGTGCCGTCCTTATCCTCGTGCGTGTTGAGAAAAGAATGTGCCTCGCTTACCAACTTGGCTTTGCTTTCGTACAGAGTTTTAATGTCCATTGTCAGTTCCTCCTATTTTTCATACTGCGCCAACCGCCGATGCAGGTCGGCGGTGCTTATGCGCTTTTCGGTATTTGACGGAGCGGGCTTTTCCGCCAACATTCCCGCCATCAGCGATTTTAACTGTTTATACATATTTTTCCGCGAAAACAGCGCGGCATTGACCACCGGCGCGGCAGGTGTTTCTTCACCGATGATTTTATCCGCAAAACCGATTTTTACCGCCTCGGTCGCGTCAAAATAGCTTTCCTTGCTCATGTATTCGGCGATAACGTCACGGTCTAATCCGGTTTTGGCTTCATAAGCGTTTATGATGCTGTCTTTGATGGCGGTCAAATGCTCGATGGCTCGCTCCATATCAGCGATATTGCCAAAAGCAATCGTCATGGGGTCGTGAATCATAATCAGCCCCACGCGGGATATTTCTATAACGTCCCCCGCCATAGCTACGATACTTGCCGCCGAAGCCGCTAAGGCATCAATCTTTACCGTGATTTTCCCCGGATATTCTTTCAGCGCGTTATAAATCTCGTTGGCCGCGAACACGTCCCCGCCGCCGGAGTTTATCCAAAGGGTTATATCCCCCGTGCCTTGGTTCAGTTCGTCCTTGAACTCTTTGACTATGGTAAATCCGTCTTTGTCGCTTTCATCTTCCAAAAACCACGGATCATCTTCGATAATGTAACCTTCGATGCGTAACACCCGCCCACCGTTTTCCTCGGTGAAATTCCAAAACTTTTGCATCGTTTATCACCTCACTTTGACTTGTCCGATTCGGACGCGGACGTTTCTGTTCCGGCAAATATTCCCGCGTCTTTCAGCTTGGTCATATTGCCGTTAATCAAATGCAAATTGCCCCCTTCTTCATCGGAGAGGGGGTTCATATTTTCTTTTTCCCTCGCTTCGTTTATGCTCATTATCCCATTTTGAATTGCTACCGAATAACCTTCCATACGGCTTTTGTAATCCCCACGCAAAAGCCCGTCCACGTTGAATTTGATAAAATACTCGCCCCGCTCGCTGTCCGTCAGCAGAGCTTTGTTCAGTTCCTGCTCCCACCGCTCTACCCACGGGCTTAACGTGTACTTCACAAATTCCAAGGATTGATGCTCGATGTTTGAAAACGTCGCTTTTTCCAAATCGCCAATCATGTGCGGCGGGATTCTGAATATCCGCGCTATCTCGTTCAGCTGATATTTGCGTGTTTCTAAAAATTGCGCGTCCTCCGGCGGTATACCTATCGCCTGATATTTCATTCCCTGCTCCAGCACCGCCGTTTTGCCAATGTTGTCCGTGCCGCCGTAATTTGCCTCCCACGCTTCGCGCATCTTATCCGGATTCTTTAGAGTTTGCTCTGTTGTCAAAATCCCGATTGGACGAGCACTGTTGCGGAAAAATTTACTGCCGTATTCCTCGGTAGCAATTGCCAACCCTATCGCATTTCTGGCCACCGCTATGGGCGAATAACCAATCAACCCGTCAAAGCCCAATCCTTTGATATGCAGCACATCTTCCCGCCGCAGTTTCACCGGCTCGGTCTTGGTAAATTTGCCGTCCGCTTCCTGCGTCGTGGGCGTGTACTCGTAATAAAGTACGCCATTATCATCGCGCTTTACTTGCATCTTTGCAGGTAAAAGCGGATACAGACCCAACACCCGCCCGCGCCTGTCGTGTAAAATTTGCGAGTAATGATTTCCCTGCAAGCAAATATGCGCCATGCCTGTTTCGCGCCAAGTAAACGATGTCATTTCATTGTTCGGCGCGTCGTGCAAAAGTTGATAAAGATAATGCCCCGGAGCTTTTTCCACGCCGCCTCCCTGCCGTCGGTACACATGCAGCGGCAACTGCGCGATTGATTCGGCTATAACACGCACACACGCATATACCCCCGTTACCTGCATGGCCGTGGTTTCGTTTACCGCTTTGCCGCTGTTTGAATATCCAAACAGAAACGGATAACCGCTATAACGCCAAGCGTTAATCGGTCGGTCGCGGCCAAAAAAGCCTTTGATTTTCTCCCATATTGCCAACTGAACTTACCTCCCGTCAAAAGAACAACATTCCACGCTCATCATAGATATTTTTGACTTGTGCTTTCGACTTTTCGGCGCGGTCAAGCCCCATAATCATTGCCACCGGGCCATCTATCTTTTCCGTGGATTTTTTCTTGCTTGGCTTGATGTTTCCGGCATCGTCCATCTGTATGAATACGTTGTCCATCATCCACCGCAAGACGGGATTCCCTCCGTGGGCTATGCGTTGCTCCAAAACCAAGTTCATTAAATCCTTGGTTGGGGGACTCATCGACCCCCACCCTTGACCGAACTCAACCATCGTGAACCCCTGCGCGGTTAGATTTTGGCTGATTTGCGTTGCCCCCCAACGGTCAAATGCTATCTCTTTGATGTTGTACTTTTCGCCAAGTCTTTCAATGAAATGCTCAACGTAGTCATAGTGAATGGCTTCGCCCTCGGTTACGTTGATAAGCCCCTTTTTATGCCACACGTCATAAGGCACATGGTCACGGCGAACTCTTAAATCTATGGTTGCCTCCGGCAGCCAAAAAAACGGCAACACCTGATATTTGTCCTCTTCGTCTTCCGGGGGAAACACCAACACAAAAGCGGTAATGTCCGTGGTGGTGGATAAATCCAAACCGCCGTAACATTCCCGCCCCTCCAGTAGTTTCTCGTACACCGGGAAGGCGCAGGCATCCCATTTTGACATCGGCATCCATCTTATTTCCTGCTTCACCCATTGATTCAGGCGAAGCCGCCGAAAATTATTTTCCTTGGCCGGGTTATCCATCGCTCTTTGGCAAGCCGCCCGCACCGTTTCTATCTGTACGGTATAGCCTAGAGACGGGTTTGCTTTGTACCATGTTTCTTCCGCTGTCCAATCATCGCTTTCATCTGCGCCGTAGATAACAGGATAAAATTCCGGGTCAATCTTACGACCTTCGATAATGTCTTTAGCGGTTTGATGCACCTCATAGCAGATTGAATGTATATCCATGCCCGCCGTGGTGATAAAGAAAAACAGCGGTTGCCGCCTTGCGTCACTGCTCCCTTCGGTCATTACATCAAACAAACGTCTGTCCGGCTGGGCGTGAAGTTCGTCAAAAATCAATCCGTGTATATTATAGCCGTCTTTGCTATACGCCTCAGCACTAAGCACTTGATAGAATGAGTGGGTATTGTCATAGCGTATGCGCTTGGTTGACTTGTTCACCTTGGTGCGTTTTGCCAATGCCGGACAATAGCCCACCATACCGGCGGCAACATTGAACACAATGCCCGCCTGTTTTTGCTCCGTGGCACAGCCGTAAACTTCTGCCCCTTCTTCGCCGTCCCCGCAAAGAAGATAGAGTGCGATAGCCGCCGCTAATTCGCTTTTGCCGTTCTTCTTCGGTATTTCGATATATGCCGTCTTGAATTGGCGGTAGCCGTTTTCTTTCACCGTGCCGAAGATGTCCCGAATAATACGCTCCTGCCACGGCAACAGCTTGAATTTTTGCCGCGCCCATTCGCCTTTCGTATGCTTCAGATTTTCGATAAACGCCACCGCAAAATCCGCCTTGGCTTTGTCGTAGTGCGACCCCTTCGCCATGAACCGCGTCGGCTTGTATTTTTCCACGTCACATCATCCTCGCTTCGGTCAGCAGCCTTTCCATATCGTCCCCGTCATACGTTACCGGCACAACGTCACGCGCCACCGCGCCTATTGCCCCGTACCAAAGGTTATTCGCCTGTTTCACATAATCAAGGCTTGCCCTGACCAAGGGATTCAAATACTTAACCCCCTTGGGGCTTTCCAGCACCCGACCTTGCTTCAATATTTCTCTCTCGCAAGCAAGGTGTATGGTGATGAGCATTACATACTCGTCGATGATGTGGGGTGCGACTCGCTCCGTCACGCCGAGAGAGTCCAGCCATTCCCAGACTTTTTTGAACGTCTCTTTGATGTACTGATTCTTCCCCGGCTTCTGCTCCTCGGTCAAAAATTTGTTGGGCTTGTGTTTCTTCGGCTTGGCGGGTTTCTTCGATTGGGCTACCCCGAGCGAATCACCCTTCGGCAACTCTGCTTGCCCGTCGGCGATTTTTTCCTCCGCCGATTTTCGTTTTCTCCCTGCGCCCATTCTTGCTCCGCCGCGAATCGTTCCGTCTTTCGCCATCGTCTCACCCCCCTGCCGGTTGAATCATATTTTGAAGTTGTTTGAAATCCGATTTTTTCGCGTGTGCCTAAGGCGCGTTGGATTTACCGAAACCCTATAGGGATTTTATCCCCCCTACCCCCTGCCGCGAAAAAATTTTGCCTGTCATCGTCCCCAACTGCTATTTTTCGCCGTGATTCTGCTATGACACGGCTTGCATAAGGCTTGCAAATTATCCGGGTCGTTCGTGCCGCCGTCTGCCAGCGGCGTTTTGTGGTGGACTTCCTCTGCCGCCGTATATCTGCCCGCCGCTTTGCATATCTCGCAGAGCGGATGGGCGGTTATATATCGCTTGCGGATTTTTTTCCAATCTGCCCCATATCTTTTGGCGGTTGCCGGATCTCGTCCGTAGCGTTCGTATTTTTGCGCCGCCTTGGTTTTGTGTTCGTCACAATATCCCCGGCGGTCGCTCGTCAGATTCGGACAGCCCGGCCACCGGCAAGGCCGTTTTGCTTTCATCGGCATATTATTTCCCCCAATACAAAAGCCGCCCGCGCTCCCCTTCGTGCCGGACGGCTCTTTGTATGCAAATTTTCATCGTTGCTATCGTATTTCTCGCAGTTTACATATTACCACAGATTTTACTGTTATTTACTGTTAATTTTGTCGTTTCGGATTATTTTTGACGGTTTTTTTATGATTATGCTATAATGACTGCGTTGCCAAACCTCCAAAATCCGGCAACGGAAAGGAGGGTTGCTTTTATGGTATCTGATTTTGCCGTGTCCGTGGTGGGCGGTGTGATAGCCGTTTACATCGTTCGCTTGCTGGACAAATTCTTTGGCAACAAGAAGAATTAACCCTCTGTCGTTTGCGGTAAGCTAAACACCAAGCCTCTGCCAAGAACGCAAAAAGCCCGCAGGGACACCACTCCCTGCGGGCTTTTTGTTTGTTGCCGTTATGGTATCCGATTTAGTTGTTTACTTCGTCGTGTGTGATTATATCACGCCATTCAAACTTTGGCAACACAAATTTTAGTTTAGCGGCAAAAACGGCGCGATGATTCGCAAGGCTTTACGGTGCAGATAGAAAATATGGTCGATACTGTAATTTAAGTCCACGGCTATCTGCTCCCACCGTTTATAGTGCAAATACCGCTTTTCCAACACCATACGACATTCGGTCTGCCGCACCTTGCTTATGGATTCAATTACCGTATGCCGCAGTTCCAATATTCGCATGATGCCGTCCAGTACCGTTCTTTCCAGCTCCATGCTCTTGACGATGATATTTTCCCTGCCGCCTTGACTGCCGCCGCTCGGTGCAGAACCGTAGGCGGCAGTTGCTTTTTCCGACAGGGCGCGAAGATGCTCGATTTCCTCCCGCATTTCCTTTATCTGCTCGTTTATCCTATACATTTGCGACAAATATTCCCGCGCCGTCATGCTACCGCCTCGCTTATTGCCCTTCACCCGTTTGGGTCAGTTCTTCCATTTCATCGTCTATTTTCATTATCAGCCCTTGCAGATACATCATGGCCGCATTGTTCCGGGAACTGTTAAATATATTGCCGCTTTTCTCGTTTCTCTCGTATAGTTTGCGCTCATTTCCGTATGCCATACGTAAGGCTTGCCAAGCAATACCTAGGGCATATTTGCGACACCCTGCGGGGGTGTCCGGCTTTTTCCGCCGTTCCTCCCACTCACTGCCCACAGCCGGCTTTTCTTCCTCAAACAAATTTACTTTCTTTTCCTCTTCGGCTTGGTCTTCGGCTTCTTTGATGTCTTTCACGTCCTGCACGCTCACCGATTCCCCCGCCGCCAGTTTCTCCCCTACTTGCTCTTGCCCCTTCGCCGACAGCCGCGATGCCTCATAAGCCGCGCTTACTCCCATTTGCCCTTCTTCAAATGCTTTTTGTGCCGTTTCGTTTTTCAAATTCCCCGCAATGGCGGCATATCTGGCCAACTGCGTTTCCGTGGTCTTTAACATTTTGGCCACGGTTTCCCGCACCCGCCCGCTAAATTCGCCCCGGTACTTCATCGTGTTGAGTATCTGGGTAGCCCGCTGGGCTTGGTGCATTTTTTCTGCGTCCGTTAATTCTCGCGTGGTGCTGTTGGTGTATATCAGCATTAACTCCTGCAAATCGGCATCCGTTTCCGTTTCGATTACCGCCGGGATTTTGGCAAATTCCGTATGCCCCGCGTTCACCAGATTCATACACGCCAACCGGCGGCGATGCCCGCTTATTATCATATACTTACCCGCCTCATTCGGCGGCTTGACCGTGATGTTTTGCAGGACTTTTCCCGCCATTAAAATGCTGTCCGCCAGTCGGTCTATCTCTGCCATACCGTAAAAATTCGCCGGGTTCGCGATTATATCCTCCAAAGGCAGCATAATAATTTGCGGCGGCGGCAATTCCCCTTGGCTGACGTTATTCATCAGCTCCATCATGTTAAAACTCATGGCACACCCTCACTTGTCCGATTCGGACTTTTCGGATTTTTGCACCAAGTACAAATAATCCTTTACTAAATTCCTGTATTGCCCGGTGACTTTGCTTTTCGGATTAGACAGTATCATCGGCACACAAGCATACGTTGTCCGGCTGACTTTCGGCGACCATACCACGGGGTTAAGCATCGGCACGCCAAACAACCCGCAACTTTCCAAATCCATTGCGTTTGTGGTGGTGTCCCACTGATTTTCATAAGGGCGGTACATCGTCTTGAACCAACCCGCTATTTTTAGTTTCGGGTTGAAATTATCCCGCACTTGGTTAATGCAAGACACCATTTCCCGCACCCCGTCAAAAGAAAATGCATCGTCTTTCACCGGGATAATGACATCGTCCCCCGCCACCAACGCATTTATCACGCTCATATTCTCATCCGGGGCATTGTCGATAAGGCAAAAATCAAATGTACCCAAAATGGTTGTGAGCGCATCTTTCAATCTGCTCTGCTGGGGGCGCGTCATATCCAGCATAATCTCACGGTTCGCCAACAGCAGATTCATATTGGCGGGGATTATATGCACGTTGCTGTACGGTGTCGGCTTGATGACTTCCTCGGCAGTGCGCTTGCCCGTCAAGACATCGGCTATGCTCGGTGCTTCATAATCGAAACGGCGGAAAAAGCGGCTCGTGTTCCCTTGCTTGTCGTTGTCGATAACCAGCACCCGCTTACCGTACACCTCCCCCAGAATACAAGCCATATTTACCGCCGTGATGGTTTTCCCTACGCCGCCCTTCAGGTTGCATATATTCAATACTTTCATGTTTTACCTCCCGTTTTTTTATCCACGGTTTTATGCACATTTTGCCCATTACGCGCCAAACGCAACCGGCAAAAGAAATACCACTTGTCACCCTCAAAATGGGTTTTTTCCATGTTTATAAGTTCATAGCCGGGATTATCCCCTTCGATGATTTTTTTCATCTCCTCACAATCCTCCGGCAGCTCCTGCATCTTCTTATATTTCTTCCTGCTCATCATTCGCGGATTGTCGTTTATCGTGTCCCAAGGTTTTATCAGATTTTGGGAGCAGTGCCAGTTCCGCTTATTCTTGGGTTTATCATCGTCAATAAACTCTTTGGCGATATACTTAACCACCGGCAACAGTCCCTCTTTGGCATCCGGTTGCAGTCGCTTGGTGTTGGCAAAACCATTTCCCCACAATTCTTCCAGTGTGTCACGGTCAAGGTCGCACTTTATCATCACATGGTGATGTATACGACCGTTTTTGCCCACCTCGATTACTTCTACCCACCGAGCATTTTCCTTTCCCAATTTTTTCTGCCGTCGGTTTATCTTCAGCAGGTAATTGTCAAGAAGTCGTTTGGCATATTTCTCATCTGCCGGTTGGTGTTTATTGTCATAGGACAGACCAAGCAAAATAGCACCTTCGCCAAAATTGCTTTGCACCAGTGCCTCAAGATAATGTACCGACCGCTTGTTGTTGGTTGCCCTATATTTGGGGATAGCGGTTTCATACTTGCGTTGCCAATCCTCCCCCTTAGTGATTTTACTCCCCTTGGTTTCGTAATAATGCACTTGGGCAAATTCACTGCGTACCCCATACCTGCCACAATGGCGAAACCGCTTCCTGATATTTTTCTTATTGCCGCTTTTCTTTCCCATGTGGCATCACCTATAATCCTACCGACTTACCTTGCTATATATCCCTATGGGTATATGTATATAGATTTTTGTCGAAGTAGTTACAACAGCAAACAAGCCCGCCACCGCCCACCACGGCGGTTCAAAAATTTGCGCCCGGCGCACCCTTCCCCGCCAAGCGCAAATTTTTGGTAACTCTATTGATTTTTCCGAACGTAAATGTTACAATGCTTCTGGTTGATTTTTCTCGGTACGCCTTTCCGGCTCTCTTCCCGGAAAGGTCTTTTTTTATTGCCCCGGCGGCAGGTACATAATTACTTCCCATATCGGAACGCTTGCCAGATACTTTGCCACATAGCGCGTTACTTCCCCGCGCTCGTTGATGATGGCGTAATCGCCGTTTTCGTCCGGCTTGTCCGCCACAAAATATGTCGGCTCTAAATCCTCCGGGAGTGGGGAGCTGATGCCGTGCTCCCACATATATATCCCGCGCCATAGACTTTCCTTATCGGTACTGCCGTGAATCGGCATTATTTTTCGCATATCCAACGGCTCCGTTTCCCTATACATACAGTGCCAAAAATGGCGTTCAAAGAAGTCACAAGTCAAACAGTGTTTACTGCAAACTACCCCGCGATGCTTGCGACAGACTGCGCCGTCCCAGGCTAAATCTTTGCATACCGGGCAAATCCCGCCGTTATACACCGTGGCAAATTCCCGTTTGTACCGCGCCTGACGCATTTTGTCTCGATCGGCCAGCAGTGCGGCCTTGATTTTTTCCGCTTGTGTCGGCTCGTATCTTTTGGCCAAAACCCATCGCCTCCCTACTTACCGATTATGCTCCACATTGTTATGTGGTACCCCAACCAACCGACTGCCGTCCCCACGGCAAAAGACACCATGCATATAAAAGGCAAATGCTCCCATACCATATCCACATACTTCATTATGCCACCCCTTTCATGGTCAAACTGTCAATGTACTCATTCAGACTGTTTTCCAACACTTTGCGGTTCCCGTCCGGCGGGGTTGCCGTCATAATATCCCCGGCGGCAATTATCGCGTTGAGTTTCGCCATACTCACGCCCAACCGCAACTTTGCCTCTTTCAGCGTGATAAGTTTAAGCCTTGCGGCGGATTCTTCCGCTGCTTTTTTGTCTGCATCGCGCTTGGCAAATTCGGCTCGGACGCAAGCGATTATTTCCTTCTTGGCATCTTCGAGCATCGTCTTAAACACTCGCGCATTTTCTTTGGCAATAGTCTGCTCAATCGTCATAAACTCGCTCCTTTCCCTTAGTGCCTAACACCTTCACGGCTTACCTGCCCGCCATAGGCGGTTTTTTTATCGTGCGGGGTTGTGACCGCGACGGCTCCCGCCGCCCCCGCATTACCGCGCCCACGGCGGGGCGCGTCACTCTGCGTGTGGTTTGGTTAATTGCCAAATATTTGTTGGATAGTTTCGCTATTGGGAATAAAAATAATTAGTAGAAGAAGAGCAATCCATAATTTCACTAGCCACCGAATTTTATTGGCGTATTCCTGCTTTTTTTCATCCTCATACTCCGAACTCCCATTTATGGCGTAAACAAATACTATTAGCGGCAAAACGACAAGGCATCCGAAAATTAGGACTATTCGCAAAGTTGAACATACACTCAAAAGATAAATAACCTCTGCTGATTCCACAACTCTCATTACCTCCCACGTGATAAATGTAAATCAACTGGGAATTGCGGTGTCAACGCCGCTTATTCCAACCTCGCCTGATACTTCGGAAGTAGAACGTCCTCGGATAGGCTTTGTAAGTAGGTAATGACCCCAAGCATTGTCGCAGTAAGGTGGGACAATGCTGTGATATTTTTTGTCCTCTGAGAGCGCTTGGAAAGTAGCTGCAACTGCTTTTCAAGCGTTTTTATTGCTATCTTTTTGATGCGTTTCTTTTCTTCCTCCACTCGCATCACCTCCCCTCGTGCCTCCCTCCCCCATATTCCCACCTCCCCCACAACCGCCCGCCTTGCCAATCGTGCTATAATATACGCGCCAACCCGGCAGGAAAGGCGGTGAATTTGTATGAAACTCGATTATGATTGTGTGCGAAATCTTATGCTTACGATTGAATCCCTTGGCTATCGTGAATGTATCAATATCGATAACCTTACTCAATATCCCTTGCTCAAAG